AGTCAGAACAATTATTGCCTCCTTGTCCAGCTTAAATTCCTTCCTCCGCCTCTTCTGTCCAGCTCGTCGCCGCGCCGATTGAGTAGGGCCCCTGCTAGCAGTCGCAGGATTGGCTCCCCTTTCGGGACACATAACAATTCGCCCGAGTCAACGTTCTATCGAACGCCTTCCCGTCATGTATAATACGTTAAACGCAGCAATTGCGACTGAACATAGAGATGCGTAATCCATGAGAGTTCACATCCACGAGCGCCGTCAGCACTTCCATGCAAGGCACTTACCCAATTTTCTAGTGGTTAGGGTCATCACCAACGGCCTGCAGCCCACGCTAATAAAGGGCAACGGAACATCCGAACTCAGGATAGTCGATGCCCGACTCCGCGGCGAAGTCACAAAAAAGTGACCACGCGTCAAAATCGGAACACATCTCCCTTTCATCCTTATTCGTCTGATCCTTCCACTTCTGTCCTCTCAAACTCAGCGTGGTCCACTCATCCAACTTTTCTTCGATCTCTGGGCCTCTAGGGAAGATTGCGCGTATACGGGTGGCTCGGTACGCATCAAAGCAATCATCATCCTCGAAGCAGGTCGTCAACCGTCGAAGCAACGAAGACGTAGGCATGTCCTGGCGAAGTTGTCCGTTCGGGTCGCTAGGAACGATTTTCCGGAAGTATCGTTGTAAATACAACAACCAACCCTCTTGCCGTTCATCGCGAGCCAAATCGCACATCGGGCCCCAGGGCAGCTTATGAAGCCGCTCCCGAAGCCAACGATTGTGGTCTTCGTACAAACTAACTGCCTTATCTCGAAGCTTACTATGTCCTCGGACAAGCTCGGCTACGATCTTAGGTGCATTCGACACTCGATGCACCCAGCTGGGCACGGTATGATCCCGCGTGTCCAAGCCCGTTCGTTCCAAGCTGTAATCAACTGAACAGTCGTTTTTCTTTCTATTTGTTATTAAACCAAAGTTCACGAAGGGTACATGGCGGACATCTGCTAAATAGCAGGCGTCAGCCGTCCCGATCGCTGCCGGATCATCGGCATTACGAATGCAAGTACGATATAGCGCCGAGTTGATCTGTAAGACCCGCTCAGACACCAAGTTCTTGCCTTGACTTAGTTCAAAACCGAAGTCGGCCGCTTCCCTCTTCCAGATGTCGTAAAACGACTCGTCCGGAGTGAGGAAAAGGATATCATCGCCATTAATACGCACCGGGGGCAATTCGTCGAAATTGACGTCTCGCATCTGGTAACGTTCAACGGCCATCCAATAGCAGCAGAGATTCGCAAGGCAGAGCAACGGAAAGCTCAGGACATTGCCCATCAGCTGACCATTTCGCTGACGGATATTGTCCGGTAATTGACGACGCCAGGCGCACCGAAAAGCGTCTCCACGCTTATGGGTCGCCTCCGTGTATAAACGATCGGTCTCACAGACCCAATCAGCGGCCGGGGGCATAACGCCATCATAGCGTATCTCGCCTCCCGTCAACGATTTTTGAATTCTATTGTATAATTCTGAATGTTGTTTCTTTAAACCGCCAAAAAGGAGCTCGGCAAGAGTCGACGAAACGGAACCCTTGAGGTTGTCCGTTGCCGCCGAGTAGTCGCCCGAGACGAATCGACTGCCAGATCGCCATTGGCAGCTTAATGCGAATTCTCGAATAGAATCATCCGTCACAGTTTCACCCGTGTACAAGAAGATCTTCGAGGGATGTTCGGCCAGCTTACGCCAAAGCCGGTTCTGAAGAACCTGCAAGGGCGCATACTGGAGAGCCCGGGGTTTGGTTATAACCCGGACCTTCATTGGCTCAAGGATACAAGCCGGAATAGCGAGCGAGGTCTCCCGACTGTAATCATGACCGAACATGGCCAAATCGTGATCAGACACGACATATGTTCGAACCTCACGCGGAGCAGTGAATCGCGTGCGGTCTTCGACAAATCCAACCAGAGTACTACTTTGACACAGGCTCACATGTGCATACTGCTGGTAGGGCTCCATAGAACAGGAATCGGCGAACTGGCTCCTGACCCACCGTGTGAAGGCGAATCCAACAGAGCCGTTCGACGCAAAGTTGCTTTCGACGGAAGCTTTAGAGCTCACGGAGGTCACCTCAATATCAGCTTGACAGACATTGCCAAGACCCAGAGCAACAATGGCCTTCCGACCAATGTGTTCGAGGTAGGCACGTCCCGCCACCGCCGACGGTTGGTAACCATCCGGAAAGAGCTCGTCTTCAACGTCGCCGCTAACCACGCGCCGGTTACGATAGATACCGTCCTTAGTCAGCGACGCGGCATGACCGCGTAACTGCATCGAGACGGCGTCCAAGCGGACCGGCAGCAACCCCTTCTTGAAACCTTGAAAGATCGTATAGATCTTCGTGTCGATCGAGGCTCTTCGCACTGAATCGGCACCTCGCCAGCGCCCAACGGCGCACCGTACTTCAGACGGTAAGAAGGATAAACCAGGTATTCCAGCCTTAAACGGTGGATGCTCTAACCTGTAGCGCGCAATCCGTGACGAGATTTGGGTGCCCAATGGCCTCCAG